GATCAACCAGGTCATGGTAAGCGTGAAGAGATCACGCTTGAGAAACGATACGTGGCCGTCGTTGAGAACCCGCTTTACGCTGTTATGAACGAGCCTAACTCAACTTTGCAACGACTTCTGCGTAAACTCGCATTGCTGGATAGTGTCGATGAACAGATTAGCTCTGGGAAACTCGACATCATCATTCAGTTGCCATACGTCATTAAGTCTGAAGCTCGTAGGCAGCAGGCAATCGCTCGTCGAGAAGACATCGAATTTCAATTAAGAGGAAGCCAGTACGGCATTGCCTACATCGATGGAACCGAAAAGATCACTCAGCTTAACCGTCCTGCTGAGAACAACCTCTTGGCCCAGATCGAGTATCTGACCAAGGAGTTGTATAATGAATTAGGTCTGACCGAGGCGGTCATGAATGGCACAGCAGATGAAGCGGCGATGATTAACTATAACAACCGCACTGTTCTACCACTAGTTACTGCCGTTATCGAGGCCATGCAACGAGCATTTCTTGGGCCTCAGGGAATTCGTAATGATGAACGGATCAGTTTCTTCAGGGACCCGTTCGGGCTTGTTCCGGTTAAGGACATGGCCGAGATTGCTGACAAGTTTACTCGTAACGAAATCATGACAGCCAATGAAGTTCGGCAAGGAATCGGAATGCAACCTTCAAATGATCCGAAGGCCGACGAACTCCGAAACAGTAACATGCCTCAACCTGAAGATCAAACAACTGAGGCTCAACCTCTTGAAAGGATTCAAAATGGTAGCTGATTTCAGCGGTTGGGCAACCAAGGCTGGACTCAAGTGCACCGACGGTCGGACCATCATGCCTGGAGCGTTCAAGCATCAGGATGGATTTAAGGTTCCGCTCGTTTGGCAGCATGGTCACAAAGACGTTGACAATGTTCTCGGTCATGCCTTCCTCTACAACAAGGAAGGCGGCGTTTGGACCGAGGGCTTCTTCAACGAGTCAGCCAAGGCAGCCCACGCCAAGGAGCTTCTGACTCACGGCGACATCAATGCTCTTTCGATCTGGGCCAACCAGTTGATCGAGCGTGCGGGTAATGTTCTGCATGGTGTCATTCAGGAAGTCAGTCTGGTGCTTTCCGGTGCAAATCCCGGAGCACTAATCGAAAACATCACCATTCGTCATGGCGAGGATTCGGAAACTCTCGATGACGAAGCGATCATCTTCACAGGGCTCGAGTTTGAGCATGCAGATGATAGTACTTCTACCGATAATGCTGACGGTGAAGATGGTGACACCGTTGAAGAGATCTATAACAGCATGACCCCTAAGCAACAGGGCGTGCTTCACTACATGCTTGCTCAGGCTCTTGAAACTGACGGGACTGAGACAGGTGGCACCGCAGAGCAGAGCAACATCAACCATGATTCCACCGATACGGATAAGGAAGGAACGCAGATGACCAACGTCTTCGAGAGCGAGAAGGATGGGAAGGGCGGAACCGCCACTACTGTTCTTTCGCACGACGACATGAAGGCAATTGTCGCCGATGCTAGCCGTCAAGGCTCCCTGAAGGCTGCGGTTGAGAGCTATGCTCTTTCGCACGGCATCACCGACATCGAAGCCCTCTTCCCAGAGGCCACCCAGCTTACTGCTGCGCCGGAGTTCTTCACTCGGCGTATGGAGTGGGTCAGTGGCGTTCTGGGCGGTGCTCGCAAGACGCCGTTCTCTCGAGTTCGATCGGCCACTGCCGACCTGACCTTTGAGGACGCTCGGGCCCGGGGTTACATCAAGGGGAACCTGAAGAAAGAGCAGTTCTTCGCTACGTCGCGTCGAACGACTACTCCTCAGACCGTGTACAAGAAGCAGAAGCTGGATCGTGATGACATCGTTGACATCACTGACTTCGATGTCGTGGCCTGGCTCAAGGTTGAGATGCGGTTCATGCTCGAAGAGGAACTGGCTCGTGCAGTTCTGATTGGCGACGGTCGTGATGTCGCTGATGAGGACAAGATCATCGAGACCAACGTTCGCCCGGTTGCGACAGACGATGAGTTCTACACCATCGCCGTCAACGTCAACCTTGGCGATGCCAGCTCGGATGCCACTGAGATCGTCGACGCGGTCATTCGTGAGCGTGCGGCTTATCGTGGTTCGAACCCGAACTTCTACACGACTGAGGCTGTCATCGCTTCGCTGCTCCTGCTGCGTGATGCTGATGGTCACCGTCTATACAAGAGCCTGGCCGAGGTAGCCGCTGAGATGCGGGTTGGCTCGATCATCGGCGTCGAGGTCATGGAGAGCGTTCCGGACTTGATCGGCGTTATCGTCAACATGGCTGACTACGTCATTGGCGCCGATAAGGGTGGACAGACCACCATGTTCGACGACTTCGACATCGACTACAACCAGTACAAGTACCTGATTGAGACTCGGATGTCCGGTGCTCTGGTCCGTCCCAAGACGGCCATGGCTCTGTGGAAGACGGATGCTGCTTCGGTGCTGGTTGTGCCGACTGCTCCGACCTTCGACGGTGAGGACATCACGATTCCGACGGTTACTGGTGTGACCTACAAGGATGCGGATGATGTTACGGTGACCGGTACGGTTGCTGTTCCGGCTGGTGAGACGGTTGTGATTCATGCCGTTCCGGGTGCAGGTAAGCACTTCGCTTCGAGCGAGAACGATACCTGGTCGTTCTACAACAACGCCTGAGAGTAAGGAGTTCCGATGGCTAGGTTCTACGGAGAGGTAGGTTACGGCACCACCGAAGAACAGCCAGCAGCTTCCGGTGTCTGGGTTGACGTCATGATTGAAGAGCCATATTTCGGTGACGTTATCCGGAACATCAAGAGAGCAGAAGCTGGCGAGGGCTTGAATACCGACATTGCCGTCAATAATGCTATCAGTATTGTAGCAAGCCCTTACGCCATCGGTCATTATTTCGAGATCAAGTACGTGCGATGGGAAGGGGTACTCTGGACAGTCACTGCGGTGGAAGTTCGGTTGCCCCGACTCATCCTGAATCTCGGGAGTGTGTACAATGGCCCTACGCTCTGAGTTGCAGGAGCTGTTGCTCACTATCACACCTAATGTGTATTTTCAACCACCTCCTACGTTGCTGATGGATTATCCATGCATTGTTTATCAACGTGATTATATTCTAGATCAGCATGCAGATGATCAGCCATACAGCAGTAGAAAGCGGTACCAAGTAACTGTTATCGCACAAGATCCAGACAGTACAATCGTTGATGCAGTTAAACGGTTGTCACTGTGCACGTATGATCGATTCTTTACTGCTCATAATCTCAACCACGACGTGTTCAAACTGTTCTTCTAGCTAGAAGGGAAGAAAAGACAATGGTTGCTCTTTTGTGGGACCAGACCGCCGAGCGTCTTTACGAGACCGGCGTTGATCATGGAGTCCTCTACGTTCCAAACGCATCGGGCGTTTACGAGACTGGCGTTGCCTGGAATGGTCTCGTTAGTGTCACCGAGTCGCCCACTGGTGCCGAGGCTACCGCTCAGTATGCGGACAACATCAAGTATCTGAACCTCATCTCGGCGGAGGAGTTCGGCGCCACGCTCGAAGCCTTCACCTATCCCGATGAGTTTAATCAATTCGATGGTGCCGCTTCCCCAGAAGTGGGCGTAACCGTTGGGCAACAGCCTCGCAAGTCCTTCGGACTGTCCTATCGTAGCCGTCTGGGAAATGACGTTGACGGCGATTCCCATGGGTACAAGCTCCACCTGGTATACGGCTGCGTTGCCGCACCTTCGGAGAAGGCATACACCACCATCAACGATTCGCCGGAGGCCATTACTTTCAGTTGGGAGATCTCTACGACTCCTACTGCTGTTACCGGCTTGCAGCCCACCTCGTTGATTGTTATCGATTCGACACTTGTGCTACCGGCCGAGTTGGCGGATCTTGAAGAGCAGCTTTGGGGTGCAGCCGCTGTTACTCCGAACCTGCCAACACCTGACGCCGTCATTGCGATGTTCCCAGGTGTCTGACACTTGATGACTGGAGGTCAGAGAATGCTAGTACTAAACATTCCGGAAACGGAACTATTCGATGAGTCCGATGGTACGTTCCATAAGTTGGATCCTGTTACTTTAAGACTCGAGCATTCTCTGATCTCTGTGTCAAAATGGGAGTCCAAATGGCAAATTCCCTTTCTCGCTAAGAAAGACAAAACTCGAGAAGAGGTCGATGGTTATGTGGAGGCCATGATTCTCGATGATAATTTTCCCCCGGGGGTAATTTCCAGATTTGGTTCCGAACATTACTTAGCCATTAATGCTTACATCGAGTCCCAAGAATCAGCCACAACGTTCGGAAGAATGCCACAACACAAAGGCAAAGGCGAAACAATCACTGCCGAATTAATTTACTATTGGATGGTCGCATTTCAGATTCCATTCGTCTGCGAAACTTGGCACCTTAATAGACTTTTTGCGTTGATTAAGATTTGTAACATCAAGAACTCGAAGCCAGACAAGAAATCTAGAGGTGAGATGGCTCGCGATTATAGAGAAATGAATGAAAGACGAAAGGCCGAGTTGGGAACAACGGGATAAGGAGGTGTCATGACCGCTATTCTTTGGGATCAAGCAG